CGAAGAGCAGCCTGACCTATCGGGAGGATCTCCATTAGTTTGGCGACTTCCAGGTATTTTTCAGGGCCTTTCATCTGCCTTCGTATGTTTGCTGCGACCTTAGGCGACACATAGCTGTCGAGGTCCTCTTTTGGACCATCCACCTTGAACCAACGTGTCTCAAGAAAGTTTTCACAGAAAACCCCATATCGTTTGCCTGCAAATGATTTTGAGCGGTTGACCGAATAGGTCAGCTTCTCTTGGTTTCGCATGAATTGTGCTTGTTCTTCGCATGTCCCGAGAAGTGCCGTGTCATCTCCCATGATGGCCAGTCTCTTTTTGTCGACCCCTGCCCTGAATGCACATTAAGCTAGCTTGAGGCACATCAGGTGCCAACCGAGACCGATCCCCATGTGCGACGAGCGCTTTGTCAGCGCTGGTCCTCCCTCAGCCCCTATATCCATTTGGGGCCCGAGCAGCAGGTGTCCTGCTTTCTGTTCGGCGGGGGAATAGTGTTCCATCTCGCTAATAATCTTCCAAGCGTATTGGTTCACCTCATGTGTATCATGACCGGTTGCATCTGAGAGATCTGAACAGCAGAGTGACATAGGTGCTTTCGTTAATCCGTAAAGCACCAGCCCGCTATGATCGCGGGTCTGGATCTCACGCAGGCATCTTGACACACGTGCAAGTTTGCTAGTCAGATTTCTTGCAACATTGGTGGCGGCAGCGTCGTGTAAGGAAGATACCCGTACTTTTGCTTTAAACTCAACTTGGGCATTCGTCCGCATGTTTGACAGTGAGCACTCAGAATATCTTCTGTTTGTTTCTTCTTGATTCATGTGTGGCGGGCACAACTCGGCAAGACACTTTCTGTATAGTGTCAGGTCATCTAGTGCTTCATGGTGGCGATTAGCATGTCCTTGACAATCACACGTTGATACTATCATGATGCCCTCGCTTGGGGACAGGAGTTCGTTCAAGGAAGAGATGTAGCTTTCTCTCTCTTCCGCCTCAAGCCTTCTATATTTGCACTGCAGTGTGTTCTCTTCTTGGAGGAAGTCGTCGCTTTCTGGATCACCGATAGACTTAATTGTCCTGACGTTCTCTAGTAGGCCTACTTCCTTGAGCATCTCACTGTATCTGACATACATTTCATTAGAAGGCTCGTGAGGATCGTTTGAGGCAGGCACCAGGAATCC